AAGTTCCTTAACTGTAACAGCCATAATTTAAATGTTTAAAGTTTATGACAAATATAGATATAGATTCCATACGAGACAAATTACACGCAAAATTAGAACCATCTGGTTGGGCAACAGTACTTAGACACTTTATTTACAGTGACGAGTTTACTAAAATCATAGTAAAGCTAGAGCATGAAACCAAAGAAGGCAGAAGATTTACTCCTTCTCTTAGTAAAATGTTCAGCGCTTTTTATGATTGTCCCTATGATAAGTTAAATGTAGTCATGATTGGACAAGATCCTTATCCCTATGTAGGGGTAGCTGATGGTAAAGCTTTTTCTGTGAGTAATGATTCTAAACATGTGCCGCCGTCGCTAAAGTATATCTTTAAAGAGATAGAGCGCACAGTATACAAAGAGAAAAAGAACTTTCAACCAGATTTATCAAGGTGGTCTAATCAAGGCATATTGTTACTAAACATTGCTCTTACCACAACTGTAAACAAAGTAGGCCAACATTATCTTATCTGGCAACCATTTCTAGCTTATCTCTTTGATATGCTCAATTGGCACAAGCCTCAAACTATCTATGTTTACATGGGTAAAAAAGCTAGTGATTGGCAAGATAGTGTATCTGACAACAACAAAAAGTTAGTAACTTCACATCCCGCATCCGCAGCTCATAATAAACTTGAGAACTGGGATTCCGGGGATGTATTCAACAAGATAAACGAATGTCTAAAGAAACTAGAGAAGCCACAGATAGAGTGGTAATGAATCCAAATTACTACTACGATTTACATCAAGAGATCTCTAGATTTTGTAAACGTATCGCGCGGCTATATGATGTTACACTCCATGTAACAACACTACAAACCATAGATATTGTCACAAAGCTTCCTCTAGAAACAATAGAGAGCGCAGTAAATGCTGTCATTGAAAAAGAGTATCCCGGCGAAACTGTAAAGACTTTAAGCCGTGGTGGAGCTATTTATAGACAAGTGTTTTCTAAGATTGCTAGTGATCTAGGTCATGTAAAATTGCACATCGCAGTTTATCTTGGTCAAAACCACACTACAGTTTTATACTCTATAAGAACCATCACAAACCTTATAGAAGTCAAAGACTACAACACGTTACTAATCCATAATAAATGCATGCATGAGCTTAAATCCAAAGAACAAACTTATAACTCTTTTTCAACAGACTCTGAACCTGTCGATAACACCCAATGAGTTGTTTGCTATGTTGTGTTTCAAAGAAAAGATAATGATTGATCATACCAAGATCAATCTACACTTTGAAATGCGACGACTCAAATCAGAAGGGTATGTTATCTACGATGAGAAAGAGGAGAAAATAGTTATCACAGAAAAAGGTGAAGCTCTTTTAACTGAAATGGAAACGCTATATAGCAAAACAGTTGAGAGTATTTCTAAACAGGTTATTGGTAATAACTATGAAGAGAACATTGCTAGTTACAACATGCTGTTCCCGCGTGGTAAACTACCTAGTGGTAAACAAGCCCGAGTAAATGCTAAAAATCTAGAAGCTTCTTTCAAATGGTTCTTCAAAAACTTTGATTACTCATGGGAGATTGTTCTTAAAGCAACCGAGCTCTACGTAAATGAGTACAGATTACGCAACTATCTTTATATGCGTACATCCCAATACTTTATTCGTAAAACTCTCCCTGATCGTACATCAGAATCTGAGCTGGCTAATTATTGTGAAATGATTGTAACCGGTAACTATGAAGATCCAGGAAGCGAGCATTTTAGTGAAAGAGTAGTATAATTAAATAGATAGATATGTTGAAAGGTAAACAGGCTTGGAAAAGCCAAAAGGAAGGGTTTGTTGATTCTCTTAACTACCTAAAAGGTAGGCAAGAAGGCTTGATTAAAAGCATCAGAACACCCTGGGTAAAATTTAATGACGCGTCTACAGATGGTATTGAGTGGAACTCTATGACTGTTATTGGTGGAAGACCTGGTAGCGGTAAAACTCTTATTGCAGCCCAGATAATACGAAGCGCTTATTCTCTTAATAAAGGGCAAAAGTTTAGAGTATTACAGTTTCAGTTTGAGATGCTTGCTCGTGTCTCCGCCATTCGTGAATACAGCAGTTATCTAGGTAAATCTTACAAGTATCTATGTAGCGCGGATGGTCAACTTACAGCAGAAGATTTGACTAAATGCTATGCTTATGCAAAGAGTAGAGTAAAGTATCCAATTGATGTTGTAGATGAGCCATGCACAACAAAAGAGTTCAAAAAGATCGTAGAAACTTACATGGAAGAACACGCAGAAATAATTGACGAAGAGAAGGTTTTTACAAAAACAATTATTACCTTAGATCATTCATTACTGGTTAAAAAAGAGACTTACGAGAAAGATAAATATGAAACACTTTACAATTTAAGCGAAACAATAACTGAGTTAAAAAGAAAGTATCCTATAGCCTTTATCATATTAAGCCAGCTTAACAGAAACATTGACTCGCCAGAGCGCAATGAAGATGGTAAATATGGAAACTACATTCTAGAATCTGATCTTTTTGGTGCTGATGCTTTGTTGCAACACGCAGACATGGTAGTTGGTATAAACCGGCCAGGTAAACAAAAGATTAGATTTTATGGCCCAGATAGATACATTATTGAAGATGACAAAATTCTTGTCATGCACTTCCTAAAATGTAGAAACGGCGATAACAGAATGAGTTTCTTTAAAGCAGAGTTTGAGAAGATGCAGATTATAGAAACAGATACTCCACCCACACAAGAAAAAAGAACATTAACCAAAATCACATAGTATGTCAACAAAAACAAGAGCAGAAATCGTCAAAGAATTAAAAGAACATCATCAACTAGTATTTAACGCACTCGGAATCCCAGATGCTAACTTTGTTCCTAAGTTAGCTTGGAAACCTCAAGACAAAGATTATTACTGTATGGGCTTCTTTGCTAATGAACTTAGCGGAGGCACTGATGTCTATACAGAGTATGTTAGTTCTAATTTAGAACCCGAGGATCCACAGCGTAAACTGTATAGATGGAAATACAATCCTCATTTTGCTGAGGAGTATGACACTATACCTACTAGCTCTGGACATGTGAGATATTTAATTCCTGTTGATGAGTTACATGAAGTAACTGTAGATACAAAAATTGAATCTGCACCAAAAGAGTTACCAAGTCTTAAGACTAAGAGTAAATCTTTTGAAATCATGGATCCTGACAATGACGCACCCATTGATCAGATGACTATTAAGGATCTTGCTGCAATATTGTGGCAGTCTCCTGTAAGCGACAAATCATTTTTAAACCAATTAATCAAAGAAAGATGGCCGAAGCATGCTTAATCATTGCTGAGTCTGGATCTGGTAAGTCTACCAGCATCCGCACTTTAGATCCTGAAACAACGTTTATTATCAACGTTGCAAACAAACCTTTGCCTTTTAAAGGCTGGCGAGAAAAGTACATACTTGTAAGCAAAGACTATCCTAAGGGTAACATGAGTAATACATCTACTCCTGGAGGTATTATCAAAGCTTTAGAATATGTATCTACATCCCGGCCAGAGATCAAAACTATTGTAATTGATGACTGGCAGTATATGTCAAGCTTTGAGTTCTTTGATAGAGCTCTAGAAAAAGGGTATGAGAAATTTACTCAAATCGGTGCAGGTATAGCAGCTGTTGCTAAAACACCAAAAGATTTGAGACAAGATCTTGTAATCTTCTTCCTTACACATGCTGAAGACTTTTATGATAGCACCGGCGCTCGTAAAACCAAAGCTAAAACAATCGGTAAAATGATTGACGAGAAACTTACTCTCGAAGGTTTATTTTCCATTGTACTATATGGCAAGGTAAAGAAAGACAAGGACAATAATCTCAGATATGTCTTTGAGACAAAGAACAGTGGCGATAACACATGTAAAGCACCACTCGAAATGTTTGAATCAGATGAGATTCCTAACGATCTAGAATTAGTACGTAAATCAATCATTAACTTTTAAATCAATCAAAAATGGCACTAAGCACAAAAAAAGTAACCACAGATGGTGGTGGTAGTTATGTCTCAAAAACAATTGAGCCAGGAAATGTAACAGCAAAGATTCTTGAAGTAAGACTAGAACCTTTCACTTTTGTAGAAAACTCCTACCATGTTATCCTGGAGTTAGAAACAAAAGAGATTCCTGGATTTGAAGGTTTTGCTATTAACAGAGACAAACCAGATGGGCCTAAATACAAAGGTCAAGTTGGACGTGTTAAAATGAGTCAGTATGCCTATGTAGATGGTGTTACTAAAACTGGCCGCGAAGTTTTTCGTGATATAGAAATCTTGCGGGCAATTAAAACTGTCTGTGAAGCTACTGATACAACATCTTGGTTTAATGATCAAGATGAGAAGCATGACACTATTGAGTCTTTTGTTAATGCACTAAATGCTCAGAAGCCTTTTCGTGATGCTTTGATTAATTTCTGTATTGGTGGTAAGGAGTATCTTAGCCGCGAGGGTTACACAAGATATGATTTGTTCCTACCAAGAACAGGAAAAGGTCAAGTAGCAATGGAAAGAAATGATGTAGAAGAGGGATCTTCTAGATTAATGTCCTTTGATGCTAATGTACATATCACCAAGAAACCTGGAGCTAAAGAAGTATCTTCTTTCTCGGGTGGTGGTAATTCTGATGATCTTCCTCCTTTTGATACAGGAGAATCATTTGGCTCTCCAGCAGGAGATTTTGAACTTTAACTAAATGTAACTAAAGCCCCGGTGTAACAGCCGGGGTTTTTAGTTAACAAATATCTCTAACAATGCTAAAAACTAAAAATGTAGTATTTGACATAGACAGTGTGCCCGCTACATGGGTTTTTGAGCACTATCTCTGT